AATGGCGGTGAGGCAGGGATTCGAACCTAATTGTTGGACAGAGAGAAAGTGTGACCAAAAACTATACAGTCACACTTTGGGTGTATATGTCTCTGTAGGATTTTGCCCCAACCCTCGGTGTCAAGAATATATTCTTCTCCATCCATCAGACCATAACACCGATGCCATTCGTTGGGCAATTTTGATTACAGTTTCCTCGTCGGCATCCGGTAAAATAACATGCGTCAATTCGTGCAAAACGGTGTCCAATCGTTGTTGGGAGGTTTGGTTTGGATCAATCTCAATATGAGGAATTTTCCCCTGCCAACATAACCCCATTGCCCGTTCCTTTCCCAATTTCCGTTCAGTGATCCGAATCTTCCGAGGAAGTGCTACTTTCATGCAAATGCCTTGATTGCCTCGTTCCTGTTGAGCCAACCCGTAAGAAACCTAGCACGTGATCCGTGTCCGATCTCCTCGTAGTGTGCTCGTCCAAGGTCAATTAGACGCAATGAGAGGTCGTGCTGGTCAGTTTGCCATGCTGCCCTCATCGTGTTGTCTCCTAAAATGCCATCCGCAATTATAGGGGATCCTAGTGCCGTCTGGAGTAATTTTATGGCAGTCTCTTTACCCATGTTTAAGCCATAGTTTGCCGTAATTTCGGCAACGGATAAGGGCAGACCAGCGAAAGGTAACCAATACTTCCGATAGTAAATCTCTACAATAAAGTTGGGACTTGGTGTTCCCGTTAGTGGCAATCCGTCCGATTGAGAAGTTAAACCTGCAAATGTTCTACCTTGTCCGTCCGATAGGTATTCATCTTTGATATTCCCGTGGGGATCGGTTTCAACCTCCCATTTCAACATAAGAGACAACCAATTATTAAAGACAGCAGACTTGTCTTGGGCTGCATCCAAAATATCTTTGATCTTCATGGGGGAGGTAGGTTTCCTTCACTGCTTTTCTGCCATGCTTTGGCTCCTGCTAGGGATCCGGTGACCACTGACAACAAATTGGCAAGGTTGGGTGGGCAATCAAATGCTTCATGGTGAAGGGCATGTCTTACCAAGGTATAGACAACCAAGGCAACCACGGCACCGACCACGGCACCCAATCCCAACCGGATAAACGAAGGTGAACCTCCCGTCTCAGAAAATGTTTTTTTGAGCCAAGTGAGGATGGACTCAATCATGGAATAAAATGGGCACACCACGTCAATAAGTAGCGACCTGCTGCATAGGCTGCACCGAAACCTGCTGCAAAAAAAGCCCATTCAATAACCCATTTCCACGGGGGGTTGATCGGGATCTGAAAATCTTGGTATCTGGACAATAACCACCAACCGGAAATAAAACTAAATAAGTAGACAAGCACGTCACGTTCCTTGGCATTCTGATGGGCTGCTACATGCCACTGTGCTGCTTCAATGGTCTTAGACTGAAGTGCCGCACCCTGCATTTGAAAGTCTGCTTGAGCATGAACTAAAGCATCTTTGTTTTCCTGTTGCAGTTGCCTCATATGATCCAAGGTTTTAAGTATATCCCCCTTGCTGATTTCGGCATGACATGTCCATGCCGTGAACATGAACAACAGGACGTGTATAAGTTTTCTCATTTTGTAGATATATCAATGGGATTTTAACCACTCGGTGACCACGACTGCTTTGGCATCAAGACGATCTGAAATCACTGATGCTTTGGCTAGGTACTGATCGGAGGTAGTAGCCACGGAAGAAGTTGTGTGTATACACCCTGAGAGTAAAAAAAAGAGTGGGATCAAGTATTTCATTTTGACTGTTCCAAGTGGGATTGAATGGCAATCACGTCTGATTGCAACCTGTCCAACATCTGAGTTTTCACCCCTGCCACGTAAACGGTAATAAAGATTTGAATAATGACTGCTGCACCAATCGTTTTGAGCATTGAACTATTTCCTTGGGCTGCTCGACCTCGTTCTTCAACAATGGCACGAAGGGTAGCAATATCTTCCCTCAATGAGGCAACTTCATCTGCACTCATGATGAAGCGTTCCAATTAAGAATATCTTCATTCCAATCATACATTTTACCATCAGATGGGTAGGCAACCGGAGGATTCCAAAGATAGGTAGATTCATCTAAAATCCAACTTGGGAAAGGTTTAGGTGCATAAAAGCCAACTCCATCCCAAGAATAACCAATCCCAGCATAATTCTTGTTAAGAGCAGTTCCTCCATCAGGATTGCCATCTTGTCCATAGTGAATTCCACCTCTAGTATTAAAAGAGGTTTGAATCCATTCAGATGCGTTCGGAAGAGATTGAATATAATCTGATTCAGCAACAATTACTTGATCTACTAATCCTTTAATAATGTGAGCAAAATGTGCCATATTATGCTTTGTAATAAAGTGTTGTTAAAAATGCAATAATTGTATTAGAACCATTAAGAATTTTTGTATATTGAGTTCCCTGTGTTGCTGAAGTTGTTCCATTTGTAGTAATATTGGAATCTCCAGAATAATTTGCATTCGGGATGGATAAAACAACAATTCCAGAACCTCCAGAACCTCCAGTTGATGCTCCTCCAGCACCACCACCACCACCACCTGTATTAGCTATACCAGAAGTTCCATTGGCATTGGTATTACCTTTTCCACCACCACCACCACCACCATTACCTCCAGTTCCAGCAGTACCTGAAGAACTATAATTTGCACCACCACCACCACCAGCAAGATAATATGTTGTGGAAACTAGTTGTCCTGCCGTTGATCCAGTAATGGGATTAGCAAGTCCAATTCCACCAGATCCAGAAATAAGAGTTCCTCCATTACCGCCAACTGCTCCTGCACCACCACCACCAGCAGCAGGATAGTTATTTGCTGTTGCCGTTGAAAATCCTCCATTATTGCCTTGCCCAGAAGGAGTTGCTAATCCTCCAATACCTGTAGATCCAGAAGAACCTCCTCCACCACCAGAACCACCATTACTGCCATTAGCTGCTCCACTTCCCCCTGCACCACCACCACCATACGAAACAAACGATGCAAACGAAGTATTACTTCCAGTATAACCAATGGTAGTACCACCATTTCCTCCACCTCCTATTGTTATAAGATAGGAAGTTCCTACTGTTAAATTTGAATTTCCTGTTAAAAACCCTCCTGCTCCACCACCACCACCATCAGATGCACCACCACCACCACCTCCAGCAACTATTAAATAAGCAGTTGGATAAGAAATCGCAAATGATGCGGATTTCCTACCAATCTCAGTGCCTAATCCGAGTTGTGGCATGTTCTAGGTAGTGTAAGCAATGACCTTTCCTGAGACTAAGGTAAGAGTTGTAAATACCCCATAAATCACTGTCCCTGCTGGAAAGGTAACTCCAGTTAAGGAATCTCCGGTCAAGTTACCAACATACTTGGTAGAATCGGTGACGTTGAGGACAGCATCAGCAATGACTTGCACGGCATAGAAGTTGCCAGTGTATGTCGTTGTGCCAGAAATAAACTTTCCACCACCACCACCGGAATCAAAAGGGTTACGGATATACATGCTCATGGTAATGTGCGATTAGGGGTTGGTAAGGGTGCTAGCAACTTTTTCAGAAAAGTTTTCTTTCTGAGTGTTTTGGGGGTTTGAGACTGAAGGGTGATCCGTGGAATAAACTCCATCGATTGGGCAACCACGATCATTCCACCTACGAAGAATGTCGTTAGACATGTCTTTAGGGTAAGAAGTAGAAACCGAAATTGCCGAGGTCGTGGGCACTGCTGCCGTGATAGCAATCGTGGCACTCGTCACAATTCCATCATTGGTCGTGTCGGTCACCGTGTAGGCACTGCTATTAAGCGTTGTTGCGATTCCCGTGGAGGTCACCACGGTAGCTACAATCAAGTCAGAATCCTTGATAAAAGGGTAAGGGAAAGTAACAGTCTGACCTGCCGTGTTTGTCCCCGTGACGAGGATCTGATTGTTAGGGAATGGATCTAATGACATGTGGTGTTGGGTTGGGGTTAATTGCCATAAACGACAAGACATGCCGTGTTGGGGTTTTGTGCTGTTCCGGTAGAATCCAAAAAGTTTACTTCCACACTATTGGTTTTGACGTAGGTAGCAGCAGCACCTGCATTGATGACTGAAAAAGCATTATTGGATGCACCTTGACCTGTTACTAAGACGGCATAATTGGCATCTGCCATTGGGGTGGAAAAGTTGACCACAAAATCTCCACCTGCAATTTTTGCTACCGAGGACACATTGTAGCTACTTCTAATGGGGCATGCTTGGAACGTGATGGCATTGGCATTTAGTGCCGTAGTTGCCACTGTGGTAATGGCAAACGTAGTCGTGGTCGGTGGTGGGCTTGCCAAGACAATATAGGCACCAGCAACGACACCGGAGGCAGCATAGACGGTGCTTCCTGCTACAAGGTTATGAGCATTCGTCGTAGTAATGGTTGCCGTGGTGCTTCCAGCAGTTCGAGAAACTGTAGATGTGCCACCTGCCCATGAAGACGTGGACGATCCGTCAAAATTGCACCATGCTTTGGAAGTGATTTTGGAAAGGGTGGAAGATGTTTGAGGTGCTGATGCCGTTGCTGCATTGCCGGTACAGGTGGAGGCCGTTGTTGCCGTGACTGCATTCCCAGAGCAAGCAGCAGCAGTCGTTGCTGTGGCAGCAGTAGTTGCCGTGTCTGCATTGCCTGTGACATTTCCGGTCAGGTTGCCAGTGACATTGCCTGTGACATTTCCGGTCAGGTTGCCAGTGACATTGCCAGTCAAATTGCCAATGAACCCTGCCAGACCCGTGACGGCAGCAGCAAATGACCATCCAGTGTTGGTTGATGTGGTCAGGTTGCTTGGAGCAACCGATCCAGCACCAATAGATACCGTGGAAGGGTTGAGCCACTGCAAGGCACCGGATACCAAAGAAAGTGTCCAAGTTCCGGTAGTAGGAGTGGAAGGCAAAGCAGAAATGTCGGCTGCTGTATCCGAGCCTCGGACGCATTTTCCCAAACCACGTTTTAGTTGCTGGCAAAGTTGGGTGATTTTGTCAAACGATGCCTCAATCGTTGCAGCAGGGAGACGATCTCCCGTGGTGTAGGAGGTGAGTTGGGTGTAATCGACGTTACGAGCAATGGTCAACGTGGAGGTGGCAGGGATAGCATCGTAAACCGTAATGGATCCAGTTGTTCCAGAACCTCCCGTTAAGGTATATTTTCCAGAAGATAAAGTTCCTGTGGTTTGGTATAATGGAACAACATTAAAATTAGCGTCCGTGGTATAGACAGAAAGTTCCGTTGCCAGATTAAACGGAAAGTCCACGACATACGTTGCCCCTGCAACGGCAGTGCCAGTATAGGTGTGGGAAGATATGTTGGTTGAAAGGGACATCTCGTGGAATCTTTTAGTCTATATACACCCTTGACTCAAATTGTTTATTCTGGATTTTGCTCATCTTCTACCGAATTAGAGACCGGATTATGCCCAGTCATCTGATGATACCGTCTTAAAATCTCTTTTTTCCGTTCAACTGCTGCCTTGTACCTCTGCTGGTCATCTTCATCCAAGGTCTTGACCCATTGTTTATCGGTGGCACGGGATCCTGTAAAAGGGTGATTGACGCTTGCCGTAAACCCCCTAGTGATCTCGTGGTGTGACATCCCCGACTCATCAAGGATCTTCATTTGCTTGGCAACGGCCTCCTCATTGGCATCCTCCAAAGCATACCGGAGTTGTTGAAACTTGGAGACCGGATAGGAACCTTTCTGGTCATTCTCAGGGTAATTGGCATGCACCCATGCTTTAGCCTTGGGGTACATGGTGGTGATGGGGGAGTAACGATGAATCTGGACACCTGCCGAGGTGAGCATTTGTTCCCACCATGAAATGGGGTTGGTTTTTCCGGTCTGAGTCCACTGACCCACCATTGACTGCATAGACATGGGAACAATCCCTGCAATGATGTCGGCAATGGCATCCCCAACCGTGGTGTGTTCACCTCGGTAGTTGACACCAAAAACACCCTCTTGAATAAACCGACCAACCAAAGGAGAAATACGTCCACCAATAAACCCTGTGGTATTGGTGACTAGTTTATACATGTCCTCTGGGACTGATCGAAGTCCGTAGTATTTGTTACCCACACGGATTTCAAATGGGTGATCCCACTCATAATCATCGTTGGTCAACTTGTTGAAAATTCGTGCCCCTACAAACTGAACAATGGCAAGAAAAGCAAGTGCTTGGAGTTGTTCTGCACCTACCTTTCCACCCACAAGACCCTTGGCAGCTTGACCCACAAACCGACCACGTGCCTCAAGGAAATCCGGTGCCAATAACACAATCTGCATGGCATGACGAATGGTGGGGTTATGACCCATGTCTGTGTAGTTAAGGTGTCCGTAGGCAGCATTGGCCTGACGTGCTGACAAGTTCTTGACTTGCCACTCATCCACTTTTCCAGCAGCCAAATCCTTGGCATATCGTTCCATATTCCTTTCCACAATGTGGGTATAGGTCTGAAACTTGAGGGAAGGGATGTATTGAGAAAACAAGTAGTGCTGATAGGCATCCACCGTATCTGCTGCCTTGGTACTTAATCCCCAACCGATCTTTCTAAGACCCATCGTGATCAAGTTGGAGTTATTGTCTCCGACACCTTCCATAAACAAGGACTGACTCAACCTATCGTGGGCAATCATCAAACCGTGATCAGCAGCATCCCTCATGGCAGGGTCACGGAGATCAATCTTGGGTAGACCAGCAAATGGGTTAATCCGGTGACCGATGGCATGGATGCCCTCTTGCACTTGGTGGAACGGGGAGAATGAAAGCATGGTGCCTTTTGCGTACCCTTGAGCCTTCAGTCCAAAATTGACCGTGCTCTTGACGGCATTCAGAAACGGGTTTTCTGTTTTGCTATTGATCCACCTAGTAATGGCACTTGATGAAAGTGCGTTGTTGAGGTGGGTGGCAATCTCAGGGTGAACGGCAAGGTCACCTTTTGTTAAAATCATGCTTCCGTCATCTGCCTTCCCAGCAAACTTCCAGTCATGGAGTGCAGGTTGGTCGAGCTTCTTATAGTCCTCCGTGCCCTCGTCGGCTGCATCAGGATATACCAAATGAGTCGTGCCTTTATCAGTCGTGGTTTCAGAACCAGACCCACGTCCAGACAAGAGTGGTCTACCATCCGATGCCTTGAGACCTCTTAAATCTTCCACAAACCTACGTGAGTTGATGGCATTTGACATGTCGTTCATGTAGAGGCCGAGCAATTTTGCAATGTCCTTAGTCTCCGGTTGGTATCCGTTAGATTCTCCCTCGTGATAGGTGTCAAAGGTTCTTTCCTGAGAAAACTTAAAAAACTCACTCAACCTCTTGGGTGTGGATCCAGAAGGTGCCTGTGGTTCGGTTTTATAGACGTGCGGCACGTAGTTGTCCCTTGTGCCTAAATCTAGACCCCACGAGTTGCCTCGTTTGAGAAGGATGTCAAAAGTGCTCTTGATCTTATTGGCAAGTGCCTCTTGTTCTGGGGTGAAATTCAGTGCTGCTTCATACCCTGCTTTGTATTTTTCAATAGCAGTGCTGGCACGGAGACGGAGAAGGGATTTGTCACCACCTGCCTCCAACCAATTTGTGATGCCTTCACGGGTCACAAGGTTAGGGGCAACCTTTTCCACCTCGTGCTGAGCACGTTCAATCTCGTTGGTAGATCGTTGTGATCGACCAGACCATTGCAACAGTGCTCGTTTAAAAGGGGAAGCAGCAGGGAGATCCTTAATTGTGCTCTGAAGACGTTTGAGAGTTTCCTCAGATTTCTCACGGAAAGTGGGAGGTGGAGGAGTCTTACCCGTGATGATGGGTTGACCTTTTTGGAAAAGGGTCTGACCACCTTGATCCTCATCATCCCTCTGGAAGAGGGTCGGTTTGTCTAGATTTGAGAATCTTGAGAGTCGGTCTTCTCTGGTTCCGGTGAGGGATTCGGGGGAGTGTTGTTCGATGGCATCGTTGACGATTTCTGCGTACCTCCTACGAAAATCAAGGATGTCCCGTATTTTGCTATTGCCTCCTCCGTCGATAAGTCGTTGACGGTAACTTTCCCCTTCCTTGTCGGTATTCCAGTTGTTTTCATTGGCATCTATGGTTGTTTGTGTTCTGTCTACTGTTAAATCTATACCCTCACGTTCAGCCCATGCACTAATTTTTTGTGTCATGTCATCACGTTGTTTTTCTGTCAGACCTTTTGGCATGAAAGTTCCCTTTTTTGTGCCAACAAGCATAACCCTTTCCCCATCTCGGTAAGGTTGCACGGTCATACCGGAAATCCCTGCCTCTTTGGCTAATGAGTCTAATTGTTCGGGGGTTAATTTACTACCATCACTAGGGTGGCAGAAAATGGCAGAACTATTTTTTCCTCCCTTTTCAAAGATGGCACTCATGCTACCACCCTGCTCAGAGACCAATGCCAAGGCATTTCCTAAGAGACCGGCAGATTCGGAACTAGAAAGTGCTTCAATGACCGTGCTAGGACTAGATTCACCACCCCACCTTCCCTGTGATGCAGAAATTGACCTGATGCGGAGTGACCCACCAATGATCTGTGCTAGTTCAGGTACAGCAGTGGAGATGACTTGATGAGTGATTTTGGATTGAACCTCTTTAGGTAGAGAGGAAATCTCAGGGAACGTAGCAGGGAGGAGATTGCCTTTAGAGTAGTTTACTTCCGCATAAATATGGGTGGTGTTATGTGCTAGTGCCGTTGCAACTGTTGGTTCTGGCAATCCATATTGACGTAAGATCCTCATCCACCCAACTGCTTGTGCCTCGGCAGGATTCCATTTGCCTCCTGCCCATTCTTTTTTATTCAAATGGTCAGTCAGGTTGTTTCCCCATTCACTGATTCCTTCATAATTCCCATCACTGGGGGATCCACGTTGATCAACAAACATTTCAAAGGGTTTTCGACCTTCAATGCTGACCTTGATCTTTTCTGGCTGAACAATGTCTTTTGTGGATCCATCATCCATTTTTTTGGTGACTGTCTTGGATTCCAGCACCTCAATGGAAACGGGTTTTTTGTCCACAAAAAGGTTTCCTTCATCTGCCATTTCCTTGAGTCGTGTCAGGGTTTGCTGATCGACGTGACCACTATCACGACCCGTGTGGACATCAGCAACAAAAGGCATGCCTCCCTCTGGTTTTTCACCCATGTAGGTTCTGGTCGGTCTCTGGAATCCTGCATCCACAAAGTCCGTTAGCTTCTGACCAAATCCCTTTTCTGGAACCTGATTGGTCAGGATTCCTTCAATCTTTCCATCTGCCAGACCACCTTTCTTGCCGGTGCCAATCCCTGCCAAACGATCCTCTACCTTGAAGACATTCCCAAGGGCACCGGAGGGAGAGACATTCTGTTGTGCTGCCAACCATGCCATCATCATGGTCGGAGCATCATCACCAAAGATCTCGGTGAAGTTGCCTTTGAGTTCCGTGTACCACTTTCTAAAATCGGTGACCTCTTCTGGTTTTAACCAGTGTTCGTTTTCCTTGATCCAATCAGCAAAGGGTTTCCCACCATGTTTTTCATCTGCACCTACGACAATGTTCCGACCATTTGAGTCGTGGAATCTGGTGAGCAGGTTTTTTGCAACGCCGGTGCCTTCTTTACGGTTTTTCTTCTTTTGTAAATTTTCTTTTGTATCTCCCACTGCTTGTCGTAAAAAAGCCAGACCAGACTCGTCAATACCTGCCTGATGCATGATTTCGGCTTTTAATTCCTCTTTGTCCTTTTGGTACATGGTCTCTCCAGTTGGATCATGTGTTCCTCCATCGTTGGTCAATTTCCATTCATGAAGGGCATTTGCTAAAATATCACGTGCTGCCTTGATATCAGTAAAATGGGAATTACTCCCCATCTGCCATCCACCAAGTTTTTCAAGGACGGTATCAAGCCATTGTTTAATGGAATCACCAATGGTTTTGAACAAAGACGGATCTGATTTTGATAACCGATCCCACATATCTTTGTTTCCAAGGTTGTTCCCAAGGAAATCGGCAATAACCTCATCAACACGTTGTGATTCTTTATAGTGGGATTTGTCTGAGTTGACTTTGTCCATGTCCCTGATGAGGGGGAGGAGTTTGGCCTTGAACTTGGCAGCCAAATCAGGGTGTTGAGTAGAAAGGGAATGCCATAACTCATGACCCAGAGTGAACATGTGGGGACGTGCTCCATCTGCCTTGAGGAAAATATAATCCTTGAGGGCATCAGAGGTGTTGATAAACCCATTCCCTGCATTGCCTTTGTCGGTGTTGTAGAGGACAACTTTCTTACCAAAAAGTCTGGCAATCCGGTCTGCCAGTTTGTAGGCAGGGTCATTTTGGGCTTTTTTAAGTTGCTCTGGAGTGGCAGCAGACACCGTGGTATCGGAAACGTCATTTCCTTTGGCTTTTTCCCGTTCTGTCTCTGCCTGTAAATTGGTGTTGAGAAGATCGATTGCTTTGGTTGATTCATCTCCTTCTGCGGTGGCAGATAGCTTTATTTCTTCACTTGGATGGTCACCATTCGTAAGCACAATATCCGGTACTTGGATGGTGATGGTAGGAGATGGTTTTCGTCCCTCATCCAGCACGGTCTTGGCATCATCAGCAGTTGCCGTTGTCCAATCATTTCCTTCCTTCATTGTCCGGTCATACTCGGACTGAAGGTGATCTTTCATGGCATCCGTGTAAGCAGTTTCTGCTGCATCCTTGTCGGTAAATGTTGCCGTGTGAGATTCCCCTTCTGGGGTCATGGTGATGACGTGAAACGTGCCATCGTAATTGTTGACCAACTTGGGGGCATTCGGGGAGCTAATGATGTCAATCGCCTGTTGGTAATTGTCTTTCTGAAGTTGTTTTCCTGCCTCGATGTCTTCCGAGGTACGCTTATTCCACCCGTCCGTGATTGCTTTGATTCGTTGGTCTTCCGGCAGTTCAGAAATCCGTGTTGCTTCATCGTGGGAAAACCCTTGTTCTTTGAGCACCATTGGGTCTGCTGCATTCTTGGCAGCTTGCTTGGCTACCTCTGGGTCAACTTTTCCACCACCGGATAAGACATGCATGGCACCCCCAAAGATTCCGAGTTGAACAAAGAGGGATGGCATATTCTTAAAAATGTCCCAATACTCTTGGGCAAATTCCTCACCAGCATTGATGTCTTTATTCCAAGCATTTTCTAGTTGGGCATAAAGGGTCTTTGCCAAGTTGCCAGCACTGAGCAGCAACGTGGATCCTGCCGTGTGTTGAAGAACCCCCACGACGGTAGGTGCCATTTTTCCAAGTAAATGGATGCCTTTGGTGCCGACAACTGTATTGACGGCAGCAGGGACAAGGGATCTCCAGTTTGCTTCAGAAGCCGACATGTTGGGGTTTTCTGCCAACCTTTTGAAGGTTTCATTAGCAATCTCATTGGCACCGAATGCAATCTCACCCACCACCGGAGCCAAGAATGGCAACACTTGAGGAACGAGTCCTGCCAAACCTTGTGCCGTATCGGACACAAACCCTTTCCATCCTTTGTGGACAGGTGGTGCATTGACCACGTTTTGGTCAAAGGATCTGACTTTTTGAGCCAAAAGGATGTCATTGTATTGGTCTTGGTACTTCTTTTTTTCCTCTGGGGTAGTGGCAGCATTCCGTAGTTTTTCAGCTTCCAGCAAGTTGTTGACTTCCGTGTACCTGTTAAAACTTTCGGCTGAGTTGACAAAGGCATTGTAGACCGATCCCAAGTTGCCGACTCCTTGCCCCTGATGCGTAGCTTTAACGTATTGCTGGGCAATTCCCAAAACCTTGTTAAGTTGGTCGTTGGGCAAACCACGGAGATACTTTCGTGGGTCGGTGTAGGTGGGAAACTCTTTGGAATAATTATTGGCTTTTGCTTCTGGGGTATTGCCTGTCAAAGCATCCACAAACTTTTTGGCAAGTTGTCCATCTGGAGAATTGATTGCTTCTTGGGTCGGTTTGTAGACCGAGTTAAAAGCTGCCAGTTTGTCACTTTCTGATAATCCTTTGAGGGCATCTTGATGGGAAGACTGCCAATCGTTGAATCGTTGGAGGGGAGGCACTGGAACACCATTTTCTGAGTCTAGGAAGGCATCCTGCACTGCTTGTTGCTTCAGTGCATCGATTGCACCTGCACGAGCATCGTGCTGCTCAAAGACACCTTGAAGGTTTTTACGGAATGTCCCCACATTATTGGTGGGATCAAATTTATACTGTTTTTCAAGTTGGGCTTGATACCAACCGTAGTTGTCCACCACATCACTCATTGGGGATCCGGTCAGGTGGGAGACGGCAGCAAAAGCAGCAACCTGATCCCTATATCCTTGGGGATCGGAATCTTTCTGACTATTGACGACTGCTTGATCGGCCTGACCTCCGAGGTTGACGGGATCGTACAGCATTGCCTTCACTCGTGCTTCTTGAGCTTGATAGGCAGGAGTTGCCGTCAGATCCGTGCCGTAAGGGGTTGCCGTTCCACCCGTGGCATCATTGATTGCCGTGTCAACCTCCGGTGAGGAGGTGAGGGCATTGAACTTGTTCCCTAATTCCTGAGTTTGTAACTGACCTTCTGGGTCAGGAGTTGACTGGGGTAATTCTTTGGGAGTGGGATCATAGGTGAGGTTTTCGGACATAAATTAAGCCTTCTGGATCCCTACCACCTTCATGTCTTGGTAGGGGTTATTTGCCTCTCCATCTGGGTTATAGAAATCCACACGACCCTTGAGTTTTTTGCTCGTGGTATCGTCGTTGCGAACAAGGACAGGGTTTTCTTGACCCTCAAAGTGGACGTACATCATGTCCCCTTTCTTGATCCCTGCTTGCTTGGCAGCACTTTTGATTTCGGGAGAAAGTGCTACACTCGTACCTTTGGTAAGGGGGTTGTCATGGTCACCGATGCCATTGGAAGAATTGGTATCGTGATTGGGTTCACCTTTCTTTTCGTAACCGTAGGTAGTGCCCACTGCTGACACCGGAATCACAGGGTTGTCATTGCTAGCCACGGAAGCACTAACAGAAGTGTCGGTCACATCCGAGGTCTTGCCTTTTGTGGAAGCATTCGGGTGGAAGAAATTATAGATCATACCGTGCTGTGGTGCAGACTTTGTCGGCATCATGGCATCGTTTGCCTGTTGGTATTTGGTCATGGCAGAATTGATTCTGTCCTGAGCCTCTTGCATGGTTGCAGGGGCACCATCCGAATAGGTGTCCCGACCAATCTTGCCACCTTTCATGACCTGATCTTGGATTCCCTGCTGCTTGTAGTAGGCAGCATTGTGGGCATCTGACTCCTCGGTGGAAGTGGGGGTAGCCACAAAATCTCCAAAGTAACCACCCTTGAGTTTGCTATCCATTTGCTTGGAGACAAACTGACTGATCTTGGTCTCAGGTTTGAGGGATCCGTTGTTGGCAGGATCTGCCAGTTCCGCACGTCTCTTATCAAGTTGTTTGATCAGATCATCGGTTTGGGGTGCTGGCACGTTCCCCATGACCCAGAGTTTTCGATCCATGTATTGCTTGGCAACCGGATCGGCATTGGGAGATTTGTCAGGAAATGTTCCCACCAAGTTGTTGCCTTGGTTAAAATTGGCTTCTCCCTTGGGTGTCCCTGCCCATGGGTTGGTCAAATATTGACGGATGGCATCTTGTGCTTGTTTGCCAGTTGCCTCATCCGTACCCGTCATTGCTTTGAATTGAGGGTCGTTCTCAAATTGAGAAGCATCTTTGATGGTGCCAGCATCAATCTGTGCTTTGAAATAACTTGCCGTGTTCCAGATGTTGTCATTTTTGACCACGTCAACAACTCCTCCAATTTTCTTTACATTTTCAGCAGATAAATTGGGGTAGGATTTTAGTGTAGATCCAGTTTTGGCTGCTGCTTGAAAATCTTGTGCAATTTGTCCGGTAGGATTGGAAGTAACCTCAGTAACAGCACCATTGTAATCTTGAGAAACTGCTTTCTGTTTCATCAATGACAACTGTTGCTCTTTGGAAAATAGACCTCTTGATGTCCCTGCATCGTATTGGGCATCAAATGCTTTCCAGTCACCTTTCTTTGCTGCTTCTTGGATCGTTGTTAAAGCATCGACGGCATCATCTTGGTGCTCTTGGGCATACGCTTGATTGGTAGCCGTTGCCATGCCCGTGTGATAGGTCTTCATGACCTCGTGCATCATGGCACGTTGTTCCCACGGAGAGAGTTGGTTCTGACCGTCTACACCATTGATTAAATTAGAACCATTTTCACCTGCTGCCTCATTCCAAGCACTAGGCCACTGGGAAACTGGAAGTTGTGATTTCTTTTGGTCGTAGAGTTTTGAAACATCCGTCTGGTTTTGGTAAAACTTGAGGGTTCCGGTGTATTGGGCTTGCTCGTAATCCTTCTTGTTTTGTTCGGCTTGCAGTTGCATGGCAAGTCCTGCCACTTGACCAGTAGTAGAAGAAATCTGCTGACCCAAGTGCGTTTGTGCATCGTACTGAAGACCAGCATTGGCAGGGTTTTGCATGGCACCTTGAAAACCACGATTGATGTCGTTACGTGCTGCATCTCCTACCTGATCAGTTGGGAACTTGTAATCCGAGACAGGTGTAAAGACACCCGTGGGTGCATTGGGAATGTCAGTAAGAGGAATCGTTGCCATAACTTACAACTGGTTAGAATAATAAACCTGTCCGTTTGCAGTTCTTCCCAATGCATTGGCATCTAATAAGGAAGGTGCCTTGGAAGAATAATAAGCAGCAGAACCAATCGCACTAGCAGCAGAACCAATACCTGCGATTGCTGAAGAGTATCCTTGGGTCATGGTGGCATTGGCAGCATTGTTGGCTTGCTGTTGTTGGACACCGACTCCAGCAATTCCTGCTGCCTGAGACCACTGAGCCATAGCACCAGCATATTGAAATTGCTTGGCAGTCTCACGGGTAAGGGCAGCTTGGTAGGTGTTCATGGAACCTTGCCAATCGGCATTCATGGCACTCAGGTTAGTGTTGTAGGCTTGATCCATCCGTTGGAGTTGTTGGATGCCACCTTGATAGGCTTGCACGACAAGGGGTGATCCAGAATCAGCAGTCACACCGGAAGAAGCATAGGATGCTTGGGTTGCAGAATCAGATTGTTGACCCTGCATGACCATGCGATTTTCTTGCTGGAATCCTGCCTGTTCGGTGCTACGTGCCGACTGGTGGTAGACGGCAGCATTGGTGTCGTACTGCTGGGCTTGAGCAATGGCTACTTTGTAATTGAGGTCTGCTTGAAACTTTTGGATTTCTGCATTGGCTTCTGTCTGCCTTCTACCAAGGTAAGCATTAGAAGCAGCAGCACCTTTCTGGGCACTGGCAGATTCTTGGGAAGAATAGATGGAATACCCTGCACTGCCCACGGCAACTGCAGCTGAAACACATACTGCTGCTGTTGCTAGGCTAGACATAAAGCCTCCTGACCAATGGTCGTATCGTGTTCGCTTCCCAAGTAACCCTGACGAAAGTCCTTTGGGAGGAGTTCATTGTCCGTATAGGTGATGTCGTTCTCAATTTCCACCGGATCAGTCTTGTCGGTGATATGGAAAGTTGTCCAAACGGTGTCCTCGTGGATAAGCAATACCCGACGAGTCCCTTTTTCCGTAATTCCAGTGTGGGGGGCTTTTAATAATTCATGGGTGCCGTCCTCCTTAACGACCTCACAGACTCCCATGGTAATAACGTATGGGTGTTGGGTCTTGTGGATACGAGAAGTGACGACAATTCCTGCTGGCATGTGGATTTCACGGATATACATCCCATCCGTGAATCGATGAACCAAAGGGCACACAACTTGTGGCAACTTGGCATTCTCAGCTTCAAAGATGTCCATCTTGCTCTTAATTTTAAGAATAGGTGAGAGGGAATCCATGTGGGGTGTGTATATCAGTAGGAAGGTAACTTCACAAAAAGTTATTGACCCGATTCGCTACTTTCCCACGAGGCAACGATGGCAGCAATGGTCAGGGGAACCGGAAGGGACTGACGGAAGTAAAGATCCACACCATCTTTCCAGTTGGAGGAAAGAGAAACCCTTTCAAACCCAAAAAAAGCTGGGGGTGAAGAATCCATGACATCCGTGGTATGCCTAGATGGTAATCCAAACCAGTTGGTGCCATCCGTGGAGTATTCCCCTGCTATTGAGTTAAAAACTTTTACGTTCATCTTTGCGATTCTCATGCGTCTGCCAGCACTCGTTCCGTCCTGCAAATCCCTTTGGAGCATTTGTGGGACAAGGGTTGAAGTGTAAGGAAGACCGACTAGGGCATAATTGACTGGTGTCTGGAGGGTGATGGATCCATTGGATACCGTGGTATTGATGACGGGGTTGACCACTCCGTAGGTGGTGATGCCATTGGTGGTCACTCCACCCCACACGGAAACTGTTTGCCCTTCCAAATGGGAAAGACCAGTGAGTACCGTGTTTGTTAAATTATATGATCCGTAGGTGGCAATGCCTCCGTTGGCAGTAGTTCCTAAAGTGGTGCTAGAACAAGTAAAAGAAAACTTAGTGGTCGTGGTAGCAGTTGCAATGTACGTGCCATTATAGCTATAGGGAATAGCAGCATCAGTGTTCACAAACCCTGCGATATTTGCTTGGAATGTGGATCCCACGGAAACCCCATGTGGGGTTGCTAAGGTCATTGTTGCTGTTGTGCCTGTACGTGTCACATTGGTGATGACAATGCTTGTTGTGGGATTGACCAACTTTCCTGCATCCACGTACCACCAAGAGGACTTGTCTGCCGTATCAAGTGCCAGACGCATGCCTGTCTTGAAGCGTTCAATATACCGGACGGTAGCACCATTGATTGTCCTATTGACTAGCATCCAGACCTCATCTTCTCCCGTGGTGGATCCGATGGTTGCCACCGATTCTATAATGCCACTGGTCACCTGACGTGATGATCCACAGACCTGTTGTTCCCTTTCATAGGTCATGGAAACGAGTTGTCCGTCACTCCTGACCATCCACAAAATGGCATCAGGGGATCGTTGGAAAGCAGTTTCTACGATGGTGGGACGGGTAATGTGCTCGGCAAGGGAAGTCAGGTCGGCTGAAACCCATGTTTCCGAGGAATAATCATAGATCAGTTCACGGACTTTTCGTGCCATCCGTTGAATGTAGAGGATTGTGTCGTTGACAATTGATGCCATGCCACCGGCACTTCCGTAGTTGGAATGACGTTTTGCCACCACATTGGTTGGGGTGAGGGGACGAGTTCCGTCTGCTGATCCGAGTGACCATTCTCCCTGAGTGGTTCCAATAATAAGAAGGGTCTTTGGTAGCATCCATCGAATCAGACCACCGGAAGCAGAAGATAGGGTGAATAAATAACTATCAGCATCGTAGGCACCTTGTTTGAAATTCTGAAAATCGTTGGAATAACTACCCCAGATGGTGGATGGCAGGAGATTGGTTCCAGCAAAGACCAAACGACTCTCGTACATCGTGCACGTATTGGGATAGCCTTGGACGGCAGAAAATGCTCCTTCTCTCCAAATGGGAGTGGAATTGGTGGAGGCCAAGGATCCGATGACCGTTGCCGAGGCGTAAGGGGCAAAAGTTGCCGTGATGTTAGAACTTGTTCCTGTGGCAGCAACCGTGAGCACAAAGGTCGTGGAATTGGTGATGGAAGCAATGGCAGCACCGGATGGAATGTTGGTGCCTGAGATCCCCATCCCAACCAGAAGACCCGTAGTGGAGGCAGTCGTGACCGTGGTGGTGCTATTGGTGGTGATTGTGTAAGTGGAGGGAGTAGTGACTGCCGTAATCTTCACTAGTCCCTTGATTACAGGGTCAATGGCTTGAAGCATGGCACGAGGGGCAACAGAGGCACCTGTCGTGCTACTGCTCGTGGTCACAAACCGAAAGTAAGTCAGGATGGTGGTCGTGCCAGAGGTAGTAGCATTATAGTCGTTGTTAGAATAAAATGTTCTTACTGTAGACCAGTTGACGTTGTCGGTGGAGTATTGGAGGGCAAGGTTTGCTGTCCAAATACCAAAGGTCTGAAAGTTCCAAGCACCGAGGATTTGGATGGTGGAAGAAGTGGAATTACTGAGTAAACTCTGGGACAGGTAATTGGTTCCATTGGGGTAATTGATTTCCCAATAGGCATTGACGTGACCGGACAAGAATGTGTTGAAGGCAGAAGAGGTGACCGTGATGGATCCACTGGTGGCAGAGGGGGTGACCGTAGTTGCCGTGTAATTTTGATCTAGCATGGGTGCCCACTTCCAAGGGACTTCACCTACGGTAAAAGGTGGATTGTAGGAATTGACACCCCAATAGGACACCCTCATGGGTGGGTAACTGGGGTGGGTCAAGTAGACGATATTGTTAATCTGGATCATGTTGATCCCTCGGAGGTCGGCCTCTTGGTAGGGCACTGGTGTTCCGACACTACCGGACGAGGCAGCATAGACGGGTGCCGTACTCGTGGAGGCATAAGTTAGTCCCACTGCTTCCAAGGGAGCACCGGAAGCATAGGTGACACCATTCCATGTTTGGGTAGATGGGTAGGTCATCAAGGCACCGTTCTGCCAAAAACGGATGTACCCCACACCGATTTCCATGATGATTCGATTGGAATCTGAAAGGTTCAAACCAAAAAGACGGCAACGTGTGGTGGATGACTTGGCAGCACCCAAGTACTCGGTGCCACTACGACGGTTGGCAGACCCGTAGGGGGTGATCAGGTAGTTCTCTAGTTTCTTGCAACCGGAACGGTACTTATCAATGGAGGTACGTGCCTCCATGTAGGGACTCAACTCCCCAGCATTAAAGGAGGAGATGATGTCGTTGATCATGGAAGGGAACCGGAGAACCTAGATTGGACGAGGGGGGAATTGACCCATGCCATGACCTTCTTGGGTTTGCTCTGGTTGGCATCAATGCGTCCTGCCTCGGCAATGGACAACTTGAACTGCTGGAGGAGTTGGTTTTTTAAGTTCAGATCCCCTGCAAGTGGCTTGCAAAGGTCACTGGCAAGTTTCAATGCCACCACTTCCACAAAGGTCGTGGAAAAAATGCTGGGGTCGGGATTATTAGAAACGTAGTAGATGTTTGCGTAGGTTTCGTCGGTCAGCAAGGATGTCCCTTGAATCTCAAAGACTGCCGTCATATCGACGTAACCATAATCGTTGAAAGCAATGATTTTGCCGTAGTCGGCAGGTAACTGATAAGAATAAGACCAATTAAAAGAGGGAGCCGTTGTGTTCTGGGCAAGGACGGCAGAGGAGGTTGCAAAACCCCACGTATTGAGCATGAGACATTCTTTGACCACCACCGGATAGAACAAGTTGCAGAATCGTGCCTCCATCGAACCATCCGTGAGGGAGGTGATTGATTGGTCTCCGATCTTGGCTAAAGCCAAGTTGCAAATGGTGATGGAATCCATGCTGAAAAAATAAAGGTTAAAAGAAAGGGGTGAGGTGCCTGATAAAAAAACACCCCACCCCCGACTTGTGAATAATTACTGCTTGGTCGTGTCGGTCAGGATCGTGACCACACCTGTATCAAGCAGACGTGTGGCACCGATGACTGCCGTGGAACGAATGACCAGACCGTGACTGAGGTCAGGACGGATGTCCATGTAGGTCTTGCGTCCACCATCAACCACCACGAGGGCATTTTTCTGGTAAGCAAAGCAAGTGCGAACCAGAGGAGTTCCTGACGTGCTAAGACCCTCGTAACGGACGATCTTGAAACCAAGGAAGGTGTCAATCTGTCCTGCCACAAGTGCTGCCACTTGTGAATAGAGGGTGTTGGTGACTTCCGTTGTTGCCAAGAGATCAGCAATTTCAGCAGCACTCACGACAAGGATACGATCCTCAACGGGGGCTTCTGCCTTATCGAGCTTATACTTGGCATAACGAACCTTATCGATGGTCAGACCGGAGTTGACGGCAGTGCCACCAAACGGCACACGATTGACAGCAATCTGCTGGTTGGTCGTGTCGTAGGCAACGGACTGGGTGACTTGGATACCAGAGGAACTGGATGCCGTGGAGGTAGCAGCACCTGTAGCTGCCGTGTTGATGATGGCATCAACCTGACGGTTATAGGCAGCAACCTGACTCTGCATGATGTCAGAGGAGGGATTGCTGACGTTACCGAGGAAGAGGTCATCAAACTCGTCCACGATGTTTGCGACATCGTAAGGAGTCGGATAAGCCCACCGAGTAGGTAGATCAAAGTCTGTGGTAGGAGTGCTAGCGTTCTTGGTGCTAACAGCAGCCATGTTGAGCAGACCCATCTGATTGAAGCGAACGGCAGCACCGTTAGCCTGTACGAGTTTGCAACGATCTTTCAGACGTGAATCCAACTGTTGGAGCAAAAGCTGCCAACTGTTTTGGTACATGATCTGATAGTGCTGGGGAATGACTGTCAGGTTTTGACCTGCAGCAGGAGAGTTAAAAGCCATAGTGTTGAGTAGTTGGGTTCCCTTGGGGTTGGTTGGGGAACCGTGTGGAGTTGATGACCAGTTTCCTCTGATTGTCCCAATCGGGGTCAGGTTCTCTCTGGGTCAAATCCAACTACTCAGGCCGAAAATCGGTTATCTCTCGTTGGGTTTGTAAATCTTGGTTTACAAGAGGTGTATATACTGGTCAACAAGTTTCAATCTGGACATCTAAAGAAAAACCCCCACCCCGATTGAAGGGTGAGGGTTCCTCAAGGTCGGACGAGCAACTATCCGTTCTTGATCAAGTCTGCCACCATGCCGACCACTTCACGGTCACCTGCCACAAACCTCTGGTGGTAGGGGTTTTGGGGGTTACGCATGATGTCAATGCCACGTGCCTGACCTGCCATAAAGGTTGCTGTGGAATCTGAGGAAACGATCTTATCGTCACTGACCATCCGAGAAAACCTCTCTAGTGCCACAATGACGTTGGGATCACTCAGTCCCTTGCTATTGGGATCCAGTCCAGTGACCTGACAGGCACGTTTTACGACTGCCATGTTTGTCTCGTACTTCTCACCCCATGCTTGTTCTAGTGCCTTCTGCCCCTCGGTGTATTCCTTTTGGAGCACTTGAGCCTGTTCTTGGGCACGTGCAGCTTCCAAGGTTGCGTAGTATTTGACGGCCTCGGATGCCTGAGTGGGAGTCAATCCATTCTTGTGGGCAACCTCATTAAATCCCTTGATGACGTTGGAATCCAAGGTGACACCCTCTGGGATGCCATCTACCTTGGTCGGGTACTTGTCGGCACTTTCTGGGACTCCTCTTTTGGCATTGAATGCTGCCCATTCTTCCGGTGAGGACTTTTCGTTGGGCATGATGACGGCATCTGCCTTCTTCCCCATCAGTCTCTGGAGGTTGATGTAGGATTTCGCTAGTGCCTCGTTGTTCTTAAACTGACCGAGGATCTGCTTGTCGTTGGCAAACTCGGCTGGGAGTCGGTCTAGCCAACCTTCGTTAAATTCCCCCTTTTCGTTGAGTGCCCACGGGTTCTCAGTCGATGAAGTTGGTGTCGTCGGGGAGGTAGTCCCTCCAGTTGTTTGATCGAGTAGACTTCCGGTTCCGGTGGGGGTCGATGTCGTCGTACTCGTCGTGATCGGGTTCTCGACTGCTGTTTGTGCTGCCAGCAGTGCGTTGCCGTCTACGGGAGTCACTGAGACTCCTTCTCCTGTGATGATGCTCATTAGGTTTCATGGGGTTGGGTGTTTGCTACAATGCCCAAAGGTGTATTGACACCTCTGGACAAAAATTCACTGTGCTCAAGGGGGGAGTGATTCTCCTTGTGCCACTGGATGTATGCTGGGGATCGGGTCACATCCGTGGACTCTTCAACCGTGGGTTGCTCACTACTCTCGTTCACCGTAGGGTGCTCACTACTCTCGTTTTGCTTTCGTTTTCTTGGGTGCTTCATGGGTTGCCTTGTAAGAAAGAGCTTTCATGTGGAGGTAGACCTGACGTTGACCGTCCCGTATTGCTGCCTTGATCGGGTCAAATGACCCGTCTGCACTCGGCACAAAGGCAGGGGCATTGATCCCAAAGACCTTTTCCAAGTGTTCCATGAGGGTGATGCCACTCTCCGTGGTCAGGATGCTGTATGCCTTGGTTTCTTTACTGATTGCCACAAACTCACTCATGACTGCTGGATTCCTTTTTGGAGTTGCTGACCTACGGCACTCTGGGGATTGACGCTACCGAGTTGCTGGGCAATTTGTGCACCGTGTGCCTGTGCTTGTTGTTGTTGAGCCTGTGCCTGTGCTTGGGCACGTTGCTGCCTCATCTGGGCAATCTCGGCCTCACTTCTCAGGAAGTCTGGGTCACCTCCGTTTGCCAGTGCCTTTTCCCTGACGATTTTATCAAAGTTAAAGTTATCTAGGATGGATTGGTCTTGGGTGACCTGCACGGTCTGAAGGGATTGGGAAACTGCTTCATCAATGGCACTGACACTCCGAGTAGCAATGGCAATGGACATCTTGTTATTGAAGATGACCTGAGGTTCTGGCAGGTATGCTTCACCACTTGCCGTAAATTGGATGAGTGCCTTGGGTGGAGGTGGGAAAAGACCTCGACGTGCTAGGATCCCATAGACCCTCTTGATGGTTGGGATGAGTAATTCCGTGGTGAGTCGGGAATAAGTCGGACTCAGCATGGTCAACTTTTCACTTTCCATAGCACGGACTTGTGTTGCCGTGATGGGAGATCCCCCAGATCCCAGTTCTTCTTGGGCAAACATCTGGAACATGGGGACATTGAAAGCATCCTCAATGTGTTGCTGCTTCATCTTGATGCGATCCAGACCGACATCGTAACGACCTCCTGTTGCCCATTCACGTGGCATGGCAGAGGGGTCGGTAGCATTAAAGTAAGTGATGCCTCCTGCCGTGAGATCAGGTTCTCCGTTCATCCCTTCTGGGATCAGCAGTCGTGGGAAGGCAGTCAGTTCTGCCAATGCGTCCATCTGCTTCTGGAGGAAGTTGACCTGCTTGGCATCAGGGAGTGCCACCCATGAGGGAGACCAACCGTAGACTCCGTGCTGCCACTTGAGGAACCGAGAAATAAAGAAAGGTTGCTCGTCGTAACCGGAATCTCTCAGCACATGCTTGGAGGAACATTCCACGTGAACCGAGGCAAAGGGTTTGTTCTGTCCGTCCTTCTTGGTCTTGTCCCTCTGGTCATCTGTCCGTGGGTAGATGGCATGGATCATCTCCACCTTGTGCTCGTAGTTCTTGCCGTCACCGGAGTCGTACATCTTCCTGACCTGCTCGGAGACGTTCTCAATGCCGTACTCCTCAACCAGTTGCCTCACGGTCATCTCCTTACGAATAAAAATCACGTCACAATACCCTTCGTTATTTTCACTGGCAGCAAAGGTGCCGAGGTCAAAGGTCTTGAACAGGAGGGGACAATAGGCACCGGAATCCACGTAGAGGGCAGCAGTCCCAAAGGCACCACGGTCAAGGTGGCACTCGTGGATCGTGTTATAGAAATTGCTACGTGCTAGTTCCTCTAAGATGACCTCGGTGCAGTCGGCAAAGTATTCACTGACTCCCTCACCGTCTTCTAGGTTTTCCGGTGCTGCTAGTTGGCACCAAGCACTCCCTGCATCGTTGCAGTAGGACATGATCCCTGCTGCCATCGTCTGATTGGCACGGACAGCAGTCGTGTCAAAGAGTTGGGTCTCACGGTCAAGGTTGGGTGAATACTGCTTATTGAGGATATACGACTTCCTTGGCATGACGTAGGTGGCAAGTTGCTGCCACATGCTCATCCAATAGTTGCGTTCCACGTCCAAAGATGACCACCTTGCCATGATCGATGCTGCTAGATCCGTCTTACCCATCTTCTTGCCCTTTTTGACAGGAGTGGGTGTATTGACACCCTTGGGTGCAGTGAGTTGGGTGTCTGCCATAATAATTGGGTGTGGTTACTTACCGAGGAGAGAACCGGATGGTGGTGCTACTGCTTGGTTCTGGGTGTCTTGATTGCTTTGCAAGAGGGATGCCTTCATGCCAAATCCTTGTGATGCCTGTGCCCCTGCCATCTGTTGTGCTAGGGCAATATCCAAAGAGGAAGCCGATGGGGGTGGGGGAGGAACAGGTGCCTTGGGCATGGCAGGGATATTGATTATGGGTGCTGCTGGTGTCGGTGGGATATACGGAGTGCTGCCACCTCCTCCCTTGAAGTTAGCAAGGATTGGTTTATGAGGGAGGATAGGAGGTAACGGGACACCTCCTGCTAGTGCCATCTCTGGTAATAGGTACGAGACCAACCAACTTACGAAATCTATAACGTCATGCATTGGGTGTGTATACGCACCCACGGATAGATTCTCAACTTGTTTTTTCGTTCAAATGACACAAAGGGTAGGGGATAGGGTGCCGAGTCAAAGGCATCCCTAAGATGTCCAGAATACAGATACAAGTGCCAGCAGTCGGCATCTTGGAAGGTCACCCAAGGGTTGCAGATCCTTTCGTAGGTCGCATTTTGGCACACCGGACGTGCCATAAAGAAAAGGTCATCGTTACTGACAACGATCCCGTAAAGCAAATGTGCCTCCAGATCCTCCCGAAATGTCCGTGGGCATGTCTCTTGCTGGTAGACTGCTGCTGCCCTTTGGACGGGTTTCATGCTCCCTTGAATCCCATCTTGGCATGGGTGGCACGTTTAACCTGATAACCGTAGTTGACCCGTGTCGGCATCTGGCTCCGATCAATGACCAGACCTGCCTTGATTGCTTGGAAGGCAATGGAAAATGCGTCACTAGCATGGGAGGAATGGTCATGCACCGGAACTTGCTTGATCGTGATGCCGTCACTTTCTTCCTTAGAATGATAGAGATCCAAGGCATCCAAACCCAACTGGCAGGTATCTTCCTTAAAACTTACTCGTGGAAAAGCATCTAGTGCCAAGTTGATGCCGTCCCAGACCGAGTTTTGCCTTTGCACTGCCACTACATTGGTCAGTCCTGCCGTCTGTAGGTTAGGTTGCCATAGGGATCCGTTGATGGCAGCAGCATCGTGGGGAAGGAAATGGGAAGCATACCTATAAGGTCGATCTAAAAGTCGTTTTACCCAGTCGGCAGGGGTGGAGCAGTCGGCATCACCAAAGAGACTTTCTAGGAAAACGATCCGATCACCGAGGATTTGCCACAACCAGACTCGGACGTTGAGTGGTGCACCCACATCCCACGAGGAATAGACCGGAGATTCTTTGTGCCAGAGGATGTTGTTACTGATCCGTGTCTGGATCCGTGCATCTTCCAGCACCCGTGAGTAAATGCTCCCTGCTCTGCCTACGGAAAAGTTGCACTCAAATTCTTGTGCAAAGACCCTTTCCGGTGTTCCTGCCTTGATGGATTCCAATTCTTCCGGTGGGATTAAGCCACTCTCGGAAGATCGTAGGATCATCGTGAACCATTCGGGATCGTCCAGTGCTTCCTTCCATAATCGCCAAAACCCATTACGACCTGCTGGAGTGCCGATAAAGGTTGCACGTCCTTGGTAGTCGGCAAGGGCAGGACGGATGACTGCCAACCATGCTTGTGGGTCAAGGTTTGCGTATTCGTCGAGTACCACGTAGTCAAAATAGAGACCTCTCATGCGTTCGTAGGAATCACCTGAGTAGAGTCGGATCATGGCACCATTACTAAGAGTCACCATCAAATCCTGTTCGTTGACTTTCACGTTCGGTAAATCACTCACGAATCGCTTGAGCATTGCCCAAGCAATGTCCTTGGACTGGTCACGAGTCGGTGCAATATACGCATACCTCCGTGGAGGGTTGACCCTAGTATCCGTGTGTGCCTTTTGAAGTAGGTCTTGGATACATGCCACGGTCTTTCCTGCTCGTCGATGACACACCAAACATGCCCACCGTTGTGTCCGTTCTAAAAAGGGACGAAATTGCTTACGTGGACGTGCACGTAACACCACCTCCTGATCAATTTCTGTCGGAGGGATTGAGTTCACAATCTAGGCACAAATAGGTTTCTTTATCCACGGGGGACTTTTTGCCACACTGCTTGCACGTGGGCAGGGTCGGTTTCATGCCGATACCCGTCTGAATGATCCTGCTCTTTGATTTAGATGGAGTTGTCATTAGTTGACATCCCCCCCAATTTCAAAGACCACACGGGTCTTTCCGGTCTGTTCTACCTCAATCCGGTCACCATATTTCTTGGGTGCTAGTTTCCCCATGATCCATTTTAAGGTGTCCACCCTGAGTCTTGACCTCTGGACATGCTCTGCATTGAGCACAATCCTCTCTTGGTTATTCCGATCTGCCTCCATGATTTCCCAATCGTTCCTGCCGTCATGGGCAATGTCCTTAATTTGCTCTAAAAGTGCGTCTGCTTGCTTCACCCGTGCACGTGCGTAGTGCTCCCTAAAAAGATGATTCTCTGGATGCTCCAACCACCTGTAGATCATCGACTGACTCGGCATGTGCTCCAGTAAAGTAATGTGACGGATGGATTCTCCGTCTGCCACCCTCTGGCAAATTTCCAAGGCAATCTCGTCCGAGTAAGCAGAAGGTCTACCGAGTTTCTTTTCTACAGAAACAAGTGCCGTGGAGGATGCAGGTGCTTTGGGTTTTTTAGCCATTACCTAGTCATCTCGGTGATTTCTCTCTGGATAAACCAAAGGGCTTTACGGAGGTCTTGCACCTCGGTCTCTCGATCACCCTTTTTTCCAGCACGGTAGATGTATTTGATAGCTGCCCCCCGTGGAAACGGGAGGTGCCCTATCATGTCAATCAACTCAATCCCTTTCGGGTTGTCCGTGTAATGACTCGGATGGTTAACCGGATCACTCATGTTACCATTCCAATGGTGGATCGTTTTTTTTCATTAGAAAGGAATGTCATCCATCCGTACTTCCTGACGAGGTGCAGGAGCATACCCATTGCCCTTGTCAGTATTGTGCTGAGACATCTGAGGTCTACCTGCACCGAGAGTCTTCCAGTTGCCTAAGATGGGCAGCTTCATACCGGATGCCCTCTCGTCCTTGGAAAGGGATTGGGTGATAAATCCTTCATTGCCGTGCTCATCCACCCTGTCAAAGGTGACTAAGTCTAGGAAGAGGGCTTGCTCACCGTTCTTACGAGTAACTGCTTTAAGTCGGGATTTGTCGATTTTGTTTACGTCTATTTGTAGTGATAACATGGTGTTTATTTGTAGGTGATGACTGTTCGGGTTGCTTTCTTGAGCCTGACCTTTCCGTAGGGAGTTCGGTCTGACTTGAGATTCGGAAAATTGGCACGAAAAATAGGAAAGTTGTCTCGACGTGAGTCACCCTTACCGACTTGTTTCTCGGAGTGTTGAGTTCTTAAAACAGACATAGTTGTCTTGGAAGTGGAGGAATGGTATCGGGGTGTCTATATTTGTGGCAAGCAGATTCGTATATACACCCACGAGTCATGTGAATGTCTTATTCTGCATCTATCCGTTTGCACTTTTCTTTTACCTATGTCTTTTCAGACGTAGTATCTATGGGCATCTACAAACAATCTTCTAGCACTTGAAAATATATCGTTGACGATTAATCAAGATAAGACTAGGGTGACTTCAGATGAGGCAATCATGCCGAGTCACAACCACTAAAAATACAAGACCATGACCACCACCACCTACACCGCAAACCATCAAGTCGTCACCGAATACTCAATGATGTTCTGGGCATACTATGATGGGGGATTTTCTTTCCCATGCACCCCCACTGGAGAGATTGAAGAACCTCAGTTTCCAGAGGGTCGAGCCAATCTTGCCAAGCTGCTCAACGGGGAGATCAGTTACACCCGTAAGGAATTACAGACCTCTATTCGTAGGTTTAGTCTTTGCTCCTGTGGAAGTGGCAAAACAGATCATTCTGTCTACGATGCCCGTGGCATCTTTGTTGCCAGTGCTTGCCCCAAGTGTGAAGACAAGGTAAAATCCACTTACCGTGCAGAGATTTTTACCAACTCTGATTACGATTGTGATGAACTAGTAGATGCTGATTACTAACCATCAACCGACCACGATAATGACCAAACGTCAAATTAACCGTGCCATCAAGCACCTCTACCTTGAGGTGCAGCATGAACGGGGGGCAGGGTATTGCTATTTTACCGGACTTACCACGGGGACAACCGTGGGGGAGTCTGTGATGGTCTGTTACCTTAACCAACTTACCCTTGAGCAGTGGGTGGATCGTGCCACCCAAGCATTGGAAGAAGGGGGAAACCTATGAAAATTCGTATCACTAACCCCCACGGAGGCAAATGCCCAAAGTGCAGCAAGCCTGTGCTTGCCATCCGCAACTACACAATGGGCGAGAGTCTGTATGTTCACGCAAATTATGAAAAGGACGGCATGCCACACATTGACGGGTGTTTTGTAAAGAAACCCAACCCCCACGGAGGTTCCCGCAAGGGTGCTGGCAGACCCAAAGGCACTACGAATCAGGTCAAGGTTCCCCACAGGGTCATCACCAAATCAGTTTCCATGACTTCCCCCGATTGGGATCGTTTTGATGCCCAGAAAGGCAGTCTTAGCAGGGGGGCATATATCGTATCGATCCTGCCCCAGTCACATTGATGTAAGCATTGGTCTTAATCACTTTCCCCCCGTTGATGCACTTGCTGGTCTCCGTACGTTCTAACCGTATTGGAGGCATCAAATCACCATTGTGATCGGCAATCTTGATGGTCAAAATGAGACCGTCTGGCACGAGGTACAGGAATCCGTAGAACGGGACACATAGAGATTTTGCAAGGTTGGCACCGTGTACGATTTTTTCGTAAGTCACCAACCACTCGTCCCCCCACTTGGAAAGTTGATCACGGGTCATTTGTCGGCACTTGCTTTCAAAGCACGAGGTGATCTCATTGTTTCGAATCGTAAACCCATCCACCTTGGAAGGGTTATGCTTAGGGGTATTGACAAACATACTGTCAGGAAAAGTGATCCGTAGTGAGTCGAGCATTTCCTGCTCCTCCCGTGCAGATTCCTGTCCTTTAGGGGTAAGAATATCAAGACTCATAATTTCACAATGCTGGAAAACTCTGCCAGTCTCCTGACGATTGCCTCACCCCGATCTTGGGAAAACATTGCAAGCAATCCCTTGGCATCCGAATTGGATGTCCAGATAGTAGGCAGTCGGTGAGATGTCCGGTACTCTAGGATGTCGTAGAGTTCGGCTTCTGCTCGGTCTGTCATCCGTCCCTTACCGAGGTCATCAAGGAGGAGTAAGTCAGCACTCTTGCAAAGTTTGAGTGCAGATTGTGCAATCACCTTGATGGCAGGACTGTCGGCAAACTGGTTGGCAGCATTGAGGGACAAATCCGGTGATGTCAGAAAAAACGTATTCTTTCCAACATCTTGGATCCGTTTAAGGAGTATAATGGCTGCCCTCGTCTTGCCAGCACCGGAGGTGCCGATAAACCCTAGTCCCATTGGTTGATATGACCACGTCAGTACCGGAGTCGTTAAAGCCTCTGGCAGTCGTTCTAAATCCGTGTCGTGGTAGATCGGAGGGATCATGAGGTTAAAACGAGTCTGAGAGGCATTTCTGGCGTTCCTAGCAGGTGCCTCTTTCTGGTCTTGGGTGTATTTAAGGCAGCAGTCATCACAATTCCTCTGGAAATAAATGACCTTGCCATTGAATTGGATGGGTTCGTGCTCGTAGGGGATGGAGCAGGTTTCACAAATGGAATGAACGGTTGTCATGATGGGATTCGGTAAAGATGAAGAATTTTCGTTAACCTCTCAGCCTGCGGAATTTAAGCGTTGGCCATTTTCCTGCCAATGTTCCGATACTGTTTTCACATTTTCTCCATACCATTCCATGTATGTATTCCTGACGCTCATCACCCTCACAGATCACCTCGTCATCGCCCAACTCTCGCCATTCGGGTTGTTTATCCTTTGCATCGTTATTCCCCTCATGGGTGAATTTCGTTACATTTCCTATGCACTTGTCGGCTAGGGTTTTCTCTGTCGCAGGGGCGAAACGAAACTGGTATAACTTGAACAGAGTTTCTGGATCTTCCTGTTCTTCCTTGCTTCTAATCAGTTTTCTCCATTCTGGATGACTCCACTCGTTTTCTGGTGAGTAAATTTCTAGTTTCTCAACATATTTACGGAGCCTTGCGACCTCGTTGTTCTTTTCGGTGAGTTCTCGTTCTAACTGACGGCAAATCTCAACTGGAACGACATAGGCTTCTAATCCCATTGCTTCTATGGCTTCATCTGTTCGTGGTGTGTCTGATTTCATGTTAGAATGCTGATGCAAATTTGGAGTTGTTGACTGACATGGTGGTTGGTTTGTTTCCGGTAGGGGGAGGGGGGAAAATCCCTTGCCACCCGTTGCTGATGGTGAGTCCGATTGCCGTGATTGCTGCCTGATGTCCCCATTGATCCATTTCCATGAGCTTGGCTTTCACCGAGGAGGGTTTGAGCACAGAGAGACCTCTCTCCTTTCGATACTGCACGTACTGATCCCAATTCATCCGAAAAGTCTCCGTATCCAGACCCTTGGGAAAAACTGGAGGTGCTGGCACCGACTTCTTATTCTTTTCTGTCTCTTTCTCTGTCTCTGTCTCTCTCTCTCTCTCTGAGGTAGCATGTTGCAAGCAAGGTGCTAGCACCGTGCTAGCATCCCCTTGGACAACTTCAAAGAATCCCTTATCAATGAGTGGTTTAAGTCCACTCATCACATCCTTGGTGCTGACCCGTAGTCGGAAGACTAGTTCCTCGGTGCTGGCATCAAAGGTGCCATCCGGTGACTCGGATGCTAGCAACCAAAGGAGTGGTGCTAGCCCCTTGCTAGCAAGATCCAACCCCATGAAATCTCGGTTATTGAGCAAATCACGGTGGAGCTTAATCCAAGGGGGTGTCCGATGGTTATAGTGCTGGAATTTACTCCAGTTTTTAGGTTTGAGTTTCATTCCCAGTCGGGTTCCATGTAATCGTCTGGATCCGGTGTGCTGGATGCCTCTACCTCCTCGGTAGAAACCTCACAACCACACTTGGGACATTCCGCAGGATCACACTCGGCTGCCGACCCCTGCTCCGCATCCTCCCACCTGCCGGACATCCCTCTATCGGGAGTGGCAGGGTAAAAGGTGACATCAAACTCGTGTTGGCACTCCTCATTGTGGCAGGTGTAGGACTCTTTCATTTGAAGTCCTCCTTAACCCAAGCACCCTTACTCCGAGTGATCCCTCGGAAGATAAAATAAGGGAAGAGGGATGCTGCCACCTTGATCTTCACCCGTGCGTCATCCTCCCAATATCCCTTGGTCTCGTGCAGTTCCACCGTTCCATCCTTCATGATGACCAAGAAATCCGGTGAATAGGTTGTCCGATCTGCCAACTTCAGCTTGATTCCTTCAAACTTGTAATCATGCACGTCTCCACCCGTAACGAGCAGGTCAAGGTAGGAAGAATAGGCTGCCTCCAGTTTGTTCATGACACCTGCCACGTGGTTGGTTCTCACTCGTGCTCGAAATCTCATTCAACCTCCTCGTCTGGAAGTTCAACTGCTGCTAAGTAAGTTCCCTCTGGAATCTCCAAATAGAAACCCATGTCGCGGCACCCGTTCAGATACCCAAATAGGTATCTCTCTTCCGGTGTCGGGCACCTGCCACCTTCTAGGTGACGTACCCCTTCAGTCTCCCAACTCTCCTCTGCCATCTTTTTAATAGTCATTGGTTTGGTTTGGTTTGGTTGTTATATACACCTATCGGCACAAGTCTCCCCCTTGTGACCTCTTGCTTGCAGTAAATGAGCAGAAGCCGACCATCCTTAGTCCTGCCTCAACCTCTTTTTCGGAAACCTCTCTGGGATCATGCTTGAGCCATTGGTCAAATTCCGTGACTCGTTCCAAGCAAAGTTTTCCCCCAAAAAAGTCCCACCAGACAATCCGTGCCACCGAGGGACGAACGTGTTCCGGTACTTCCTCAAGGTCAAGCACCCATTCCTGTGGGGACTTTTTACGGAGCACACGATAGTTGATCGTGGTATCGGAGGGCATCTTCCGAGTCCGATTGACGGGGTCAAGTGGGATCCTCATTTGCGTACTAGTGATACCGTAGGTGCCGAGATGGTCACGGGGAGGGGATCCGAGGTCAACTCACTCCACCGTGCCTTGATTGCTTTGGTGTCCACCCTTTCGGAACCTTTACGAGTCTGGATGCCCCATCCTGTTACCGGAGTTCCCCCCGTAATGGCATCCTTGACGATCTCCTTGACCTTGAGTGCCTCAAAAAGGTCTTGGAGTGCTTCCAACATGATAAGTGCTATTCCTGCATTGGCAGGTGATGCAGTAATCCACTCTTTGCTTAATTCGACCGGAGTATTGTCTACCAAGGTCATTGCCAATTCTGCTGGGGCAACCTTCACCGGACAGGTCGTGCGTTTGTGGCACCACTTGCAGTATCGATTTTCCTTGGGAGGTTCTGCTTGGGCAACGACCCGATCAATGATGCCATCAATCATTGTCTTGGTCGGTAATAGATCCCAATCGGTTTCGTAATCAATGCCTGTATCAATCCCAATAATGATTGAGGTGCAGGTTGATTCTCCCGTCATCTCCATAAGCATCAAGGCATACATGCCCATCTGCTCGTGGTACGCCGAGGGATCTGCCAATCGGCCTGATTTGTAATCACAGAGGATCAACTCACCATCCGAGTAACCCCAGATGTCTGCCGTCCCAAAGTTGGTCTCCGACAGACCATCTTTGTAATACTGGAGTTTTCTTTCACAACCACGGATGTCGGAAACGTAACTTTTCACCCGTGCATAGGCAGCCCGTGCCCCCTCGTCTTTACACGGAATACCTTTCTCGTGCATGACTTGGAGTTGTTGGTGCAATTCAGTTCCACGTTCTGCTGCCTCACCGACAACCGGATCGGGAGAAAACTGAATGCACAAGTTCAGCTTGGGAAAAGCCGATGGACTTAAGGTGGGATGGTGACTCATAGGTCACCTCCCGTGAATAGGTTGCGTAGATAGCCAAGGAATGAAAACTTGCTCTCTACCACTTCCTGCTCTTTCAGTTTCCGTGCTTTCCTACGGAGGTAAGATGCACGGTCATTCTGTGCCTTCCGTGCCTTTTTCCGTTTCTCTGCTGCCTTGGCAAGCAAGGTCTCCCGATTGGCTAGATAATACGCACGAGCACGTTCTCTCTGGGTCATTTTGAGATCCTGATCAAAAAGGGATGGGGTGCTCATGCTGCCACCTCCATGTGTGTAAAGGCATACTCCACCACGTCCGGCCAGACCTCTGTGACCCTTTGGAGCAGGTTTACTGGTAGATCGGGAATGTATTCTGCCGTCACCTTGGCACCCTTTGCCTCAAAAAATCGGAAAATGTCCTTATCGGACACCTTGTCCCGATCCATGAGGTCACTGACCCTCTGTGCCCAATCAACCTTGGGTGCTGATGCCTTGGGATGGGTCACCTTGACAACCTTTTGGGTATGAATAGGTGAAGGAACTGAAACGGTCATGCTGCCGTCCAAATCCTCCTCGGAAGCAATCATCAAAATACTGCTTGCCGAGTAACGTCGAGCATACGTCAATGCTCCACCGACTCCGGTCGGGGAGGAATCTTTGAGTGGTAAAAGCAAAAGGGACTCACGAGTCTCACCACTCTTGTGGAGAATTCTGGTCAAAACTCCTGCTTTTCCATCCTCAAAGACAGGTTCCTGTGATAGGCACAGACCGTGTTTCGCTAGTACAGGACGTGCTGCATCAAGCACAACATCAAGAGTGGCAAACCTGCTCTTGAAGTGAGGGTTGGTTGCGTTTTTCTGGACGTTGGAGAGTTCTCCAAGTGCAGCAACCATAGCTGCATTTAGTGTGTTGGTGGTGGTGTTGCTCATTTATATCTTTATTAGGAAGTTTATTGGATGTCTTTGGAGATCCTTCCCATGAGGAAAGATACGAGGATTAGTACTGCAACGAGCACTGCTTGGTATGTGTTCATGTAGTTTTGGTTGTGTTGGGTTTCTGCCCCTTGGATCTATACACCTTGGGACAAAATGAGGTTCCGACTGGAAAGAGTTTGAGTAAGAAGGGTGCCCACAAAATGTTGGGACGATCTCCGAGATATAAATTACGCATTGCCTTCAACGAGTTGATCCAAATCGGAAACCTTAATGAGACGGCATGCACCCACCGTGTAACTCTTGAGGGATCCCGACTTGACGAGTTGGTAAATCATTTCACGTGTGACCGAGATGCGTTGTGCAGCCTCCAGTGGTCGGAGGTACTTGGGTTCTGTATAGACACCCTTGGGCAAAGTTTTTGACATGGTAGTTTTTGTAGATTGATTGTTATTCACGGGGTTTGTATTTGTGTGGGTAGCGTTTGATTTCATCAAGGATAGGACGTTTCAAATAATCGGATACGGACATTCCAATCCGAGATGCAAGCATGACCAGAATTGTATCCTCTTCCTCCGTGACCCAGAATGTACGGAGCTTTTTTCCTTTCTGACGTTGATTAGCCATATGGAGACACTGCCATATCCTATAGACACCTGTCCACAACAATTTACACCTATTCGCATTGTTCAGAGAAAATTAGAGGCAACTGGTGGAAGAATGCTCGGTTAATGCTTCTTCAGCTAGATCCACAATCGAAAGGATCGTATCACCATCAATGTCAGGGTCTTCCTGACCTAGTTGCACAAGTGCATGTAATTGTTCTTTTGTGAAACTGATCGTGTATTGGGGATGTGACATGACCAACACACATATATTCACAACTATTGGGGTGTCTATATAAAAAACACTTAAAAAAATTTTAATTGACTACAATTCCCACCAGATTGCTGCATCTCTACGTGAGACACTATTGGCATAGGTCTCATAGATCAATTTTGCAGAGGCATGACCCATCTCGTATGCAGTCTTGCTCGGATCACGGAAATGAGAGAGGTGGTAAGACGCAAACGAATGCCTAAGAGCATTCTGAGGAAATCTGTCAAGTCCAAACTTTGCTTCACTAGGCATGCCCCTGTGGCACCTCCATTCTTTACTTTCACCTACCAAACTTCCTTTTCCTTTTGGTAAATGTCGAAGCACTGCCGGTTGCAACGTGATGCTTCTGGGACGCATTGCTTTGCCTTGTTTAGAATGGTTCTTATTGACGTTGATTTCCTCAAACTCTGGGTCAACGCAATCATAGGACATTCGTGCTAGTTCACACGTCCGTAGACCTGCAAATCCTCCCAAGACAATCTTGCATTTGATCCAAGGCTCAACTTCTAGCTTTAACAAATCCCTCATCTGGGAAGGGGTCAAAATCATCTTACGAGCATCTGCATCGTTCTTGGCAGGTGCCTTGATCAAATCAAAAGGAGAGGTCGGCATGATCCTCCGTACCAAGGTTGAGGAAAAGAATGTCCGTAAGCAGGAAAAATGGTTCCAGATCGTCCTCTGGGCATAATTAAGGGAATCCATCCAAGCATCAATGTCGTCAGGGGTGACATCTTTGATCCCCATGTCCCTAAAATGATCGGTAAATCGTCGTAGACAGACCTTTGCCTGTGCCACCCCGTTCTTTTCCAATCCCTCGGCCTCAAGGGATGCCAAATAAACGGCAACCAGACCACCAACCTTTTCAGACGAGGATGCCTTCTTAATACGACTCTTGATCGTTTTAAGGGTCAGAGCACTTGTAAAAGATCCGATCCACCGGAAGGCTTCTGGTTGCGTTTTGAAGAACTTTTGAGACCTGCTGCCCCCATTCATGTCGGGGGGTATGTCAACGACCCATGATTTTCGAGATGGGTAGAACCGTGGAGTGAGGCGTTTGGATCTTTGAATATCAGTCACGACCAGTCACAGATCACATAGTTGTGAATTGGTGTCAAGTAGTCTGTTTACACTGATAAACAGGGATTGTAGGGGTTTTTTGCTCTACAGAGAAAAATGGCGGTGAGGCAGGGATTCGAACCTAATTGTTGGACAGAGAGAAAGTGTGACCAAAAACTATACAGTCACACTTTGGGTGTATATGTCTCTGTAGGATTTTGCCCCAACCCTCGGTG